CAAAAGATAGTGACGAGGTTATATTTACTTATAATATTGATCCAGGTAATATGAGTACAACTTCTGTATTACCTAACACTATATTAGTACATCGTAAAAAAGAATCGAATACTTTATATACTATTAATGCTTTAAACGCGTTAATTAAATCTTTAAATAATGGTTATGCAGATCCTAATTACAGAATAGAATGGAACGACTATCGCAACACAATTCTACTCACACAAGGTCCAGACCAATTAAGAAAATTGGAAACAACAATTCACAAAATAATTAATATTAACTAAGAGCTTTTAGAAATGAAAGCTTTTGTTAACTTAGGTTTGGCCTCTAATTTTTCTGATGCTATATTTAGTTATAAATAAATAAACAGTTATAATATGGATTTAAATCAAATTAAGCAACGTATGCAATCGTTGCAAAACAAAAAAGGCGGCTTCATTAAAGAAGATCGTACTAAGACATTTTGGGCTCCACCTATTGGCAAAGCAGTAATTCGTATTGTTCCATCCAAATTTAACAAAGCTAATCCGTTTAGAGAAGTGATGTTTCATTATGGTATTGGAAACAAAACAATGTTATCGTTAACTAACTTTGGTGAAAAAGATCCAATTGTTGAATTTGCATCTCAGTTAAGAAAAACTAGTGACAAGGAAAATTGGTCATTAGCTAAGAAAATTAGTCCTAAAATGAGGATATTTGTTCCTGTTATTGTTAGAGGCGAAGAAGATAAAGGTGTTCGTCTATGGCAGTTTGGTAGGGAAATGTATCTTGAACTATTAGGTATTGCTGAAGATGAGGATATTGGAGATTACACTGATATTATGGATGGTAGAGATTTAACAATCGATACTGTTGGTCCTGAAGTTACAGGTACTAAATTCAATAAATCATCAGTTCGTATTAAACCAAAAACATCAGGATTATCTGATGATAATGAAGCCATTAAAAAATGGATTAGTGAACAACCAGATGTACTTGAACTCTATAAGAAATATGAGTTTGATGAAATGAAAAACATGTTGATGGAATGGTTAGAACCAAGTGAAGAAACAACTACTGAAGAAGAAACAACTGACGAAGTTACAGACACACCAGTAGTAGAATCACCTAAGACTAATTATGCGTTAAATACTAAGAAAAAAGGATTTGACGAGAATGAATTTGATGAACTTTTTAATAAATAATTATTATGGCTAAATCAGCTAAAAGTGTAAATACAAGTGTTTCTCAAGCAATTAAGGGTACATTTGATCTTGATAAATTCAAGAAAACAAAAAAGCTGGATCAGTCATCAAATTTTAAGACGCAGAAGTGGATCCCATTTTCACCAGCGATGCAGGACACTTTATCTATACCTGGTATACCAATGGGTCATATCACAATAGCTAGAGGTGGTTCAGATACAGGTAAAACAACACTATTGATTGAGACAGCTGTCGCTGCTCAAAAGATGGGTATATTGCCTGTGTTTATCATCACTGAGATGAAATGGGATTTCATTCATGCTCAAAAAATGGGATTTCAATGTAATGCAATTCCAGATGAAGCAACAGGCGAAGTAATGAATTATAGTGGTTTCTTTCTTTATGTTGATAGATCATCTTTAAATTCAATTGAAGATGTATCAGCGTTCATAGCTGATATTTTAGATGAACAAAAGAAAGGTAATTTACCTCATGATTTATTGTTTCTATGGGATTCAGTAGGTTCTATACCATGTGATTTAAGTATCGAACAAGGTAAAAACAATCCGATGTGGAACGCGGGTGCCATGTCAACACAGTTTGGTAACTTTATTAATCAAAAGTTTCCAATGTCTCGTAAAGATAACTCACAATTCACAAATACATTTTTTGTAATTAATAAAGTAGGAGTTCAACCAGCACTTACACCTATGAGTCAACCAAGAATGACTAATAAAGGTGGTAATACAATGTATTGGGACGCTTCAATTGTAATTACATTTGGTAATGTGACTAATAGTGGTACATCTAAAATACATGCTCAACATAAAGGTAAAAAAGTTGAGTTTGCTAAACGTACAAAAGTATCTATAGATAAAATTCACGCTGATTGTGGAGTAGCTACATCATCAACTGTTATAGTAACACCACATGGTTTTATTGAAGATGATCCAGATGCTACAAAAGAATATAAAAAACAACACGCTCATGAGTGGTTTTCAGAATCTATAACTAATGTGGATGAATTAAAAATTACTGAAGATAATAGTGAATGGGAAGAAAGTATCAGTATTTCACCTACAATAGAAATAGATAATGACGAAGAATAAAATGTTCAAGCAGATGCTTGATGGTATAACAAGTGCCAAAGACGAACCTTTACATTTAAATAGTAGAGTACTTCTTATAGACTCTATGAATACATTTCTTAGGAGTTTCGCCATGATTAACCATATGAATCCTAGTGGAGCCCACATTGGTGGGCTCACTGGTTTTCTAAAATCAATTGGTTTTGCTATTAGGCATATTAAACCTACTAGAGTAATTCTAGTATTTGATGGTACAGGCAGTACTACTAATAAGAAGAATTTATTTCCTGAGTATAAAGCTCATAGAAAAATTCAACGTATAACTAATTGGGATGGATTTAATGATAAAGATGATGAGTCTGAATCAATTGAAAATCAATTAGTACGTTTAGTTCAATATCTAAGATGTTTACCTGTTGGTTTACTATCTATTGATAAAGTAGAAGCGGATGATGTTATCGGATACATAACTAAAAGAGTTGAAGATGAAGTTTATATCATGTCAGCAGATCAAGATTTCTTACAATTAGTAACTCCTAAAGTAACAGTATATTCTCCTATTAAGAAAAAGTTTTATACACCTAAGTTAGTTAAAGAAGAATATGGTTTAGAAGCATATAATTATCTTAACCAAAAAATACTAATGGGTGACAATTCAGATAATATACCCGGTGTAAAAGGATTAGGACCTAAAAAATTATTTAAATTATTTCCTGAATTAGAAAGTACCAACGCTGTTACTTTAGAGAGTATTTTAGAAAAATCTACAGAATTAGTTAATGAACATGGTTTGTATGGTAATATTGTTAATTTTAAAAAACAATTACTTATAAATCAAGAATTAATGGATCTATCAGATCCAATTATGCCTGAGAATAGTATTATTGAGATAGAAGAAGTAATACATAATGAACCTAATAAAATAGATAAGTTACATTTTTTAAAGCTGTACAATGAAGATAAGCTTGGTAATTCAATACCTAATGTAGAAGTTTGGCTTTCAGAAATATTTAGCTATCTTCAAGTATATAAAACAAAATAAGTTATGACAACATTTTCAAAATTAAACCAATATGGTTTGAATTTTCAAACTAAGGTGATTAGTTCACTTTTAAAAAATAAAAAATTTCTACTTAATATTCGAGATGTAGTAACACCAGATTACTTTGATAATCAAGCACATCAATGGTTAGTAGAAACTATCACTAAATATTTTGATAAATGGCATGCAACTCCAACACTTGATATACTTCATATTGAAGTAAAAAAGATTGAGAATGAAGTATTAAAAACAACAGTAGTAGAACAACTTAAAGAAGCTTATAAAACATCAAATGAAGATGCTGATTATGTTGAAGCTGAATTTAGTAATTTTTGTAAAAATCAACAATTAAAAAAAGCACTATTAACATCAGTTGATTTACTACAATCAGGTATGTATGATGATATTAGAGCGCTTGTTGATAATGCTTTAAAAGCAGGAATGGATAAAAATTTAGGTCATGAGTATGAAAAGGATGTTGAAGATAGATATCGTGAAGAATATAGAAATCCAATTGCTACACCTTGGCCTGTTATAAATGGTTTATTACAAGGTGGTTTGGGTGGTGGTGATCTTGGATTAATATTTGGAGGTCCAGGAGGTGGAAAAAGTTGGTCATTAGTTGCCTTAGGAGCAGCGGCTATACAAGCTGGATTTAATGTTAATCATTACACACTTGAATTAAGTGAAGCTTATGTTGGTAAAAGGTATGAT